ACGAACGTATTCCAAGCCTCCACAAAAAAGGGTACTTACCCGACAGTTGCAAATGCTACAACCAAGATGGCTACTGTTGCTGAGTTGGAAAAGAACCCAGCAATGGCAAAACCGAACTTCAAATCGATCGACTGGTCTGTTGAAACGTATCGTCAGGCTCTTCCAGTTTCACAGGAATCTATTGACGACTCAGCAATTGATTTGGTTGGCCTGATTGCCCAGAATGCACAACAAATTAAGGTCAATACGACCAACACTGCTGTTGCAACTTTACTGAAAGGCTTCACTGCCAAGACGATCTCTAGCATTGATGATTTGAAGCTTATTAATAACGTTGATTTAGACCCTGCGTATTCTCGGGTAATTATTGCTTCACAGAGTTTCTACAATTTCCTGGACACAGCTAAAGATGGCAATGGTCGCTACTTGCTACAAGATAGCATCTTGACCCCGTCTGGCAAGAGCGTTCTTGGTATGCCGATTGTTGTTGTATCTGATGATACTTTGGGTGCAGCAGGCGAAGCACACGCCTTTTTGGGTGACATCAAGCGGGCAATTCTGTTTGCTAACCGCGCAGACTTCATGGTTCGCTGGATTGATGATCAGATTTACGGCCAATATTTACAAGCTGGCATGCGCTTTGGTGTAGCTGTTGCTGATCAAAAAGCTGGCTACTTCCTCACATACACAGCCCCAAAAAAGTAACCCCCAAGGCCGACGAGGCCGTAGTAGGGGAATCAAAACTAACTGAATGAGTGGTGAAGGCTAATGGCTGATGATATGCTTCTGACAGATGAGCAGTTTGCAACGCTGAAGATGTATGTCAAAGTCGATCAGGGCATTGAAGATGACATGCTTAAGGTTTTAATTAATGACGCAGGTGCGGAGTTGTCCGCAGCCATCAAAACCGGTAGTAAGCCAGAAGACTACCTGTCTAATCCCGAGGTACGTGACCGTTTTTTCACAGCACTTATGAAGCAAGTCAAGGAAGACTATGACTACAGAGGTATGGGTGCTGAAGTCATGCGCTTTCCGTTGCAAACATCAACCACAAATATCATCAATCAGCTTCGATCAGAATTGCCGGAAGAGGACGGTGATTCTGATGCGCACTAATCGAATGACTGAAAGAATTGCGTTCGTCAGCTATGAGTCAAAAAAGGTTAACGGAGTTCCGGTTGGTGGTGCGCTCGTTAAGCATATGACGGTTTGGGCGGAAGTTCCTAAGGTACCAATCAGAGAAGCAAATGATCTACAGACGAAGTTGGGCACTCGCAAAGACAGCCCAACTTTTTTAGTGCGATTTTTGACCGCAGAGGAAATTCAACCAACTTGGCGAATTCAGTGGCGTGGGAAGGAATATCAAATCACGGGTCTTGATCCTGATTACGAGAGGCGAGATCTGACAACGATTACGGCAAAGGTGGTGAGCTGATGGGTGTAAAAGTCACAGGGGATGCTGAACTGCTTGCTAATCTTAACAAGCTCCAATTTGGAGTTGCAAAAGAAGCTCGAGCGGCTGTCCGAGATGGCGCACAGAAGTTTGCCGACAAGCTAAAAAGCAATACGCCTGAGTGGGACGGTGAGACTGATATGAGCGGACATCTGAGAGATGACATCAAGCTTTCAAGTGTCCGTGAAACGAGCGGTTTGACAGAAGTAGACGTTGGATATGGTAAAAATACTGGCTGGCGTGCTCACTTTCCAAACTCGGGAACTTCAATGCAGGACCCGCAACATTTCATTGAAGAAACCCAAGAAGTTATGCGGCCAGTTGTTATTGCTGCTTTCCTAAGCCACTTGAAGGAAGGCGGGATGTAATGGCACCTGAAAAACGTGTTTATGACATCCTGTCAGCCACTTTGAATATTGCTGACAAGGTGTATATAGGCACTCCAGACTTCAATAACCAGACTAGTGAAACTCCCGAGAGTCTAGCTCCATGGGTAAGAATCACTTCTTTGCCCGGTGATGCTGCTGAATATGCTGACGATTCTAGGATTCTAGAGTATCCGAAAGTACAAGTGGACTTTTGGGTGGACAAAACGGATTGGGATCAACAAGAAAAAATTGAAACACAGATTTATCAAGCACTACATGTGGCTGGCTGGGAAAGGTATTATCGCAATTCCTATGTTGATGGTGATACCCCATCCCTTCGCATGACAACAGGATACTTTCAGTTTCAAGGACTGCCGATTGGCTAGTCCTTTTCATTTTCCTAAAGGAGGATTTTAAATATGGTAGATACTACTGCAACTAATAAGAAGTTAGCAAAATTCGGGGCTTCAGGCTTTGAATACGGGGTTGTCGGTGATGACGACTTTGTACAAAAAACACGAAAGATTCAAGGATTATCTAGTGTGAAATTGGATATTAAAACAGAGCAAAAGACGTTGTCCGCTGATGACGGCCCGTACTTGATTCTTTCAGGTGGCATCACGGAAGCAACCGAAACAATCGAAATGTACGATGTGGATTCACAGATGAAGTCTGATTTATTTGGCATTAAGGTTGTTAATGGGGTTGAAGTATATCCAAAGAACCTTAGCCCTAATTACGCCGCAACTTTGTTCCGCACGAAGCTTTCAAATGGCAAATACGTTTGGGTTGGTATGCTCAAGGGAATGTTCTCGATTCCGAACATTGATACCAAGACTGTTGACGGCACACCAGATCCGAGTGCTGACAGCATCGAAGGCTCATTTATTCCTCGTGGTGACCAAGACACTGGCAATGTTGTGTTGATTGGTCGTGAAGACAACGATGGATTCAAATTTGATACCTTCCACAGCTATGTATTCCCTAAGAATGAGAAAGACGCGACTATTGCTGCAGCTGGTGTCGGTGTCTAAAAAGTGTAAGTTGATCCGGCTAATGCCGTGAATAAACAAGTTACTTTCAAAACGTCAGATACCACAGTTGTCGCCGTTTCCAGTGATGGAACTGTGGCTTAGCAATGAAATTGTCGCCTTGTAAATGCACAATACGCGAACAGCGGGCGGCTTATACCTAAGGAGATTAAGCATGGCATATCAAATTAAACTAAATATCAAAGGTGAAACGTGCGTGTTCACACGAAATGGAGAGCCAACATTACGTGATACCACGAACGCCTTAAAAGTACAGCAACAACAATTGCGCATGCTAAACCGTAAAGATGGCCCTTCAAACGATGATTACGATGAGAACGAGAAAAACTTAGCCAAATTTGCGGTTGATTTCTGGAAAAACCAGTTTACTACCGATGATGTTATTGATGGCTCGTCTATTTCTTTGAAATCGTTGGATTCAATCAATGATGCCATTGGCGATTCTCTAAGCGATGGTGAAGAGGATAAGAAGGACACAGAAAAAAAATCACCGAAGCGGACGTCAAAGAAGCCATTAGCAACCTTGACGACTTCTACAAAGCAAGGCTCTCTGAAGGCTACCGATTAGCTGACGTTGATGCTATGACGCTCCGCGATATTGAAAAGCTTAACCAGATTTACGAGGAACGGGAGACCACGATCGACAAGGCCTTTCCGTTCCTTTTCTAGTTCTATGAAAGGAGGTAAAACATGTTAGGAAATCTCGGACAAATTGCGGCTACCGTAAGTTTGAACATTGATCCGTTTCAAGTAAGCCAGCGAGTTTTGAATTCTTCAATTAAAGCAACTGCCGCTGAGTTGCGGGCTCAAGATGCTGCGTTTAAGGGCTCTGAAAAGTCTATCAACAACATGCGTTCAACCTATGACACATTGAGCCGCCAATCAAAGAACTACCAAGCTCAGCTTCAGAAACAGCGAAAACAGTATGATGAAAATTCGAAAGCGGTTGAAAGACTTAATAAAAGCGAGACTGCATCGCAGGAAGAAATTAATCGTGCTACAAAGCTGCAAGCTAATGCTGCATCACAGTATAATCGGACTGCTGCCGCTGCTGCTCAAAATGAAAATCGAATGGCGGCCTTACGCAAAGAGATTGCGCTGCAAAGTGACGGCTGGACTAAAGTATCAAACGGCGCCTCTAAATTTGCTACTGCTACAGGAAAAATCGGGTCTAAGCTTACAGGTTTTGGCTCTAAAATGACGGCAACTGTCACTGCGCCATTAGCTGTTGGCTTTGCAGCAGCTGCAAAGTCAGCCATTGATTTCAACAGTCAGATTGATGCTATTGGCCCGCTGCTAACAAATGGCGCAGCCGTTACTGGCAAGTTCAAAGCGCAGCTTAACCAAATGGCTGATGCTTCTAAAAAGTGGTCAGTTCAATATGGTATTTCGACTACTCAGATTAACCAAGGATTGGCCGATTTAGTTCGTGCTGGTTATGATGCTAATCAGTCGATGAAAATGATGCCTGCAATCTTGGACGCATCACGCGCTTCTGGCGATGACTTCAACACCACAATGGATGTCGTCACCTCAACGATGACACAGTTCAATGTCAAGGCGGGTAATGTGTCAAAAGTAACCGATGCCATGACTTATGCAGCTAATGCCACCAAGTCTGGCTTTGGTGATATGGGCGAG